AGAGGTCAAGATCACCGGCTTCGGTCCCGCCCCCGTCAAGCAGGAGGGCGAGGCCATGCAGTACGACGACGCCCAGGAAAGTTACGTGGCCAGATACACCCACGAGACCATCGTCCTGGGTTTCGCAATCACCGAGGAAGCCGTCGAGGACAACCTCTACGACTCGCTCAGCGGGCGCTACACCAAGGCGCTGGCGCGCTCGATGGCCCACACCAAGCAGACCAAAGGGGCGGCGGTCTTGAATAACAGCTTCGACCCGCTGCATCCCATGGGCGACGGCGTGGCGCTCTGTTCCACCGTGCATCCGCTCGTGACCGGGGGCCTCGTCAACAGCAACACGCCCGCGACCCCGGCGGATCTCAACGAGACCTCGCTCGAAAACGCGGCCACGCAGATCGCGGGCTGGGTGGACGACCGGGGCCTGTTGGTCGCGGCCAAGCCGCGCAAGCTGATCATCCCGGCGGGCCTCATGTTCACCGCGACACGCACCCTGCGCAGCCAGTACCGACCGGGCACCGCCGACAACGACATCAACGCGATTTACACCAACGGGACCATCCCCGACGGGTATTTCGTCAACCATTACATTACCGACCCCGATGCGTGGTGGATTGTTACGGACATACCCAACGGGCTGAAGCATTTCGTCAGAGTCCCGCTGAAGACCGATGATGACGGGGATTTTGATACGGGGAATGTTCGCTATAAGGCAAGGGAGCGGTATTCCTTCGGCGCGAGCGATCCCTTGGGGGTCTTCGGTTCGCCGGGAGCTTGAGCGAAGTTAGTAAAGTCCTTCGCTTGGGGAGAAGGGCGGGTTATCTAAAAACCAGCTTGGGAATAATCTCGGGGGAGGTAACCTAAGTTGCCCAGTCAAGATAACTCGCCCGCTTACTCCGTAACCTCGGGCGCGGGCGGGAGCGCCTGTTCCTGCATCGCCGCCTGCTGATCCGCCGCCTGCTGCGCGCTCGCCTGATCGCTCTTGTGCTGGCGATCCGCCGCGCCTTCCTGGATGTCCACCAGATGCTTCAACGCGCCCTGGCGCTCGTCGCTCTGAAGCTGCGCGTGCTTGAACTGGTGGTCGAGGAAGGCCTGCCGGTCGCCCGATTGGGTGGCGGCGTGGGCGGTGCCTGCGGTAATCAGGGCGCGGTTGGTTTCGCCCTGGATCTGGGCCGCCGTGCGCCGCTCCTCGCTCGCCATCTTGGCTTGGTCGGTCTGGCCCTTCTGAAGCAATTTCTGCTGCTCCAGTTGCAGCTTGGCCTGATCGCTCTGCTGCTTGCCCTGCACCTGGGCCTGTTTGATCTGGAGTTCCTGTTGCTGCAACTGCACCATCGGGTCCTGCGCCTGCTGCTGCTGCTGGGTCTGCTGCTGCTGGGCCTGATTCTGGCCGAGCAGTTTCTGCGCCGCCTGGGCCTGGATGCCGCTTAATTGCTCCTCGACCTCGGGCGGCAGCTTGGTGGCGCTGTTGGGCAGGGGCACGCCCATCTGCATTTCGATGTCCTTGCGGTACTGGTAGGCGAGGTGCTCGGCGATGTGCGCCTGCCCCGCGCTCATGATCGAGGGCATCAAGGGCGACTGCTGCAAGGCCTGCTGGATCTTGGGGTCCTGGAGGAAGGCTTGGTGGGTCTGGAGGTGCGCCTGATGGTCCTGCCACTCGAAGGTCTTGACCGGCTTGCTCATCAGGATGTGCATGTTCTCGGTGACCGGGTCGGCGGGATCGATGTCGCTCTTGTCGGGCACAATCTGGTCGGCGTTGTCGATGCCCAGCACTTCGAGCATGGAGCGGTGCAGCAGCGGCAAATTGTAGAGCTGCGGGGCCTGCGCGGAGAGTTGCAGGGCGGCCTGATACTCCATGACGCGCTGCGCCACCGTGGCCGAGGCCGGGTCGCTCACCGGCACGATGGTGAGCGCCTGCGCGTAGTCCTGGCGCTTGGCGCTCTTGGGCGCGTTGACCGGGTCGTAGTCGTAGTCGGGGTCGGTGAAGTCTCTGATCAGCTCGGCCAGGATGGTCAGTTCCTTGCCGAGCGTGACGTGGAGCCGCGCCTGTACCGCCGTGATCACCTCGGTGGCCTGCTCGATCAGGGCGAGCATGGTGCCGACCGGCGCGTTCTGCGAGCTGGTGTTGATCTCCAAATCGGCGATGGACGCGAATGCCTTGCCCTCGCCGACCAGCATCTGAAGTAACTGGAAGAGGACCGCGCTCGGCTCTTTGTACGGCAAAGGAAACACGCTGTCGGCGATCTTGCCGGTGGGGATATCGACGTCGCGCCACTCGCCCGGTTGAATCGGGTCGCTGTCGCCCTTGACGCGCATGCCCCTGGTCTTGAGGCCACCGGGCAAGTTACTCAAGGTCCCGGCATCGACGAGCTGGCGCAGGATCGAGGTGCAGCCCTTGCCGATGCCGCCGATTAAGTGGAGCAGGCCGAGGCCGTAAGCGCCCTTCCAGGGCACGTAGCGGTAATGGGCAAAATAAGGTATTTTTGTCTTTTCCGGGTCCTTCTCGCGCCAGTTGCGGCGCACGGCCAGCACCTGATTCGAGTTCTGCTCGATGGTGACGATGTAGGGCACGGGCTCGTCGCCGTCGTCCAGGTCGTCGAACTTGAGGTCGGCGTGGATCTCGCGGATGGTGAGCAGCTCGTTGAGCGCGTAGCTCGGGCGCATGCCCGCGAGGCGGCTCACCTTCTCCTCCACGCGGCTCAGTTCGACCGGCGCTTGCGAGAGCGCGACGTCGCGGTAGAAGCCGCGCTGCTGGAGCCGGATGACGTCGGTGAAGGCCTGTTTCATCAGGTGCGTGTAGCGCGGGCAGCTCTCCAGATTCGGAAAACCGTACGGCTGGATGAAGTCGCTCGCGGAGACGAACTGGGCCATGGGCCGCTTGGTGAGCGGGTCGAAGTAGACCTTGCGGAAGGCGCTCCCATCGACCGGCAGCGCGAAGAGCAACTGCTCGGTTTCGTCCCGGTATTCGGGCATTTTCTCGACAATCCAGTGATTCAGGTCCGCAGCTACCCGTTTGGCCTGGGCGAGCTTGGCGTGGTCGGCCTCGCCGATGATCTTGGCGTGCGCCGGTCCCTCGGCGGGGAAGAGCTTGGTGATCGACTTGGACTGGAAGCGCACCGCCGATTCGAGGATCATGGGGTGGACGATGCCGCAGGCCCCCGGCCAGGGCATGGTGCGCTCGGTGACCTTGATGCCGAGCAGGTCCAGGCCCTCGGTGAGCGCCGATTCCCACTCCTTGCGCGAGCCCAGGTCCTCGTCCACCGCCTGCTTCAGGTCGCTGGCGAGGGCGAGCAGGGTCTGCTCGGGCAGCAGCTCGGCCAGATTGACGTCGTGCGGCTCCTCGGGGCCGCCCAGTCCCGGCAGCGGGTCGCCGTAGTGGATCTCGACGCCGCCGTCGGGCAGGCGCACCACCCGGCCCGTGTCCTGCGCTGCCGGATATTCCACCACCGGCATGGACGGGTCGGCGTCATAGCGGCGCATGGATCGCTCGATCATCGGGGGCTTTCCTTACACGACGAGTGTATCTCACGAGTAAGTGCCTCGGGGAGCGTGGGTTGAGCGCGCTTTTGCCCGGTGATTCCCGTGGCACTACTTACGTTGTAGCGATTACTACAATTAAGTTCACGGGGAAAATAAAATGTACCGGAAAACTATTGCAACTCGTTTTACGCAGTCGTATCATCATCTGGAATTCTTTAATTCAGCTATCTTTTATTTGGTTGTGAAGTCGCAGTGAATGCGTTAGAGTGACCGTATCAGCGTCGGGACGATCCCCGCAGAAGCCGAACCGAGCCATCGGTGCCCCGGCTAGAGCGGGCCAAGGCCGTACGCGGCAGTGAAACCTGCCATTCCGGGTGCTTCTCAGCTCCCGGTCCCTGTGAACAATTTAACGAGGAGAAGTGTGCCTAATGAGTATGCCTCCTGTCGCGCTGCGGACGGCTGGCTTTTTGACCGTCCATTTCATCGCGCGCTACGTCGGCGTGGTTTCGGCGACGGCGCGCAAATGGTTTGAAACGACCGACGGCAACGGCGCGCGCAGGCCCATCGACGGCGTGGTGGACATGCCCGCCGGGAGCCAGCGCAACCGCTACTATATTCCCGAGAAGGTGGCGCGCGAGGTGCTCGCGCGCATGAATTTCCCCGCCGCCATCATCGACGGCCTGATCGAGGACCACCGCGCCACTCAGAACGGGACCGCGCCCAAGCGCGCGGCCAACGGCAAGAAGCGCGGGCGGCCCCCCGGCAAGAAGAAACCGGAGCGCGAGCGCGCGGCGCGGTCGCGCCGGGTGGCGTCATGAGCGCCGCGCATTTCATGGAGACGCCCTACGGGCTCTACCGGCGGGTCGCCGACGCGCGCAACGACGTGGCCTGCGCGCTGCGCTACCTGCGCGCGAGCGAGGGCGAGGGCCGCCTGATCGAGTTGTCGGTGGCGAGCGAGTCCATCGCGCTGCACTGCCTCGACTGGGTGCTGGGCCGGGAAAACGGCAAGGCCTTCGAGGAGCACCTCCAGGCGCTGCGCGTGGTGCGGCCCGAGATCGAGCGCAGGCTCAAGGAGCCAACGTCATGACCGAGCCCGTGATGCGCGGCGAGAGCGAGTTGCAGCTCGCCCACGACATCCTCGGCATGGCGGTCTGCTACGGCATGGAGGAGGGCTTCTTCGAGAGCGAGCGGGAGCAGGCGCACGTGAGCGATCTGGCCAAGGTGCTCTGCTGGTGCCTGGGCCACACCCACCGCAACGAGTTCGGCGAGCTGCTCCAGGAGCTGGCCCAGCGCCTGCGCGCGGCGGGCTACCTCAAGACCGAGGCGGAAATGCGCGAGCTGAAGGAGGCGGGGGATGATTCCAGGGGCCACCCCGGAGCCGGGGCCAAAACCCAAACCGAACCCGTGTCCTAAGTGCGGCGCGGACCTGCCTCTCCGCAGTATGACCACCGTGCCCTGCGAGAAGTGCCTCAACGCGGCCTACCTCGCGAGCGTGCGCGACCGCGAGGGCGAGGCGCTGGCCAAGGACCCGAATCCGCTCTACCGCGTGGCCATGGGCAAGGGCCGCCTGCGCCATATCGTGCTGCGCAGCGATAACGGATTTTGCTTTTGCGGGGAGAAGCCGCAGGGGTCGCGTAAGCAGTGGCTGCGTATGCGCCTGCGCGAGCTGCCCAAGGATATGTGTACCGATTGCCTGCGCGCGGTCGAGCACGTGCTGCGCGCCATCCACCCGGTGTAGGAGGGATTACGATGCTGACGGTTCATTTCGTTTTGATGCTTTTGGCGTTGGTCTGTCTGGTGCTGGCCGCGCTGGAGATCCACGCGCCCAAGCTCAACCTGCTGGCCTTGGGGCTCGCGCTCTGGGCCTGCTCGGTGCTGATTCAATAACGGCCATGAAACCGAATTTACCGAGGTAGCAAATGACGGAAGAAGAAAAAAGGATCATGATCCGGCTACAGGCTGCACGCTATTTCTTGCCCGATGCCGCGAAGGAGGAAATTGTCGGCTGGGTGGTGAGGCCGCGCCAATCCCTTGGCGAAATTTTCAAATTTCATCTGAAGTGGTTGCTCGGCGAGAACGCAAGCATCAATGCAGGGGAAGCGGCGGATTCGTTCGCCTACGCCTATGGCGATGTCTTCGGGTTGCGCTCGACATATGACCTGTCCTATCTGCGACGTATGGCGGGTGATTTACTGCGCGGATTGGAAGTTGGCTACGTGCATGACGAAATGCGGGAGGCGATCCAGAAGTTGTGTGATGAATGCTTCCTTTTCGAGGGTTGCTTGTTTGGCGCGATCAGCTTTCAGCAGCAGGGCGAAACCCGCTACTGCTTAACGCGCAAGGCTACCCTTGCACAATTGGAAAGCCATGAGAACATCTTGCGCGCTCAGGAGGATAATCTTCGGCGCAGCTTGAATTCGTTCTCGTATTTCTGGCGAGACCTGCGCAATTTGGAGTCGAATCTGGATTTGGCGGGCGTTACGTGTGAAGAGATCCTCGTGAAAGCGGCGGAATCCGTCCCCGTGTGTGAAGGTTTGGCATGAGTTTGCCAGCGGCAGCAGGGGGCGGCATGATGGACAACGAGGAGCGTGGTGCCGCTCGCAGGACCGACCCCGAAACGTCGCATCAGGCGGCGGAATCACTGAGCACGACGCGGCTGCAAGAAATCATTCTGGAGACGCTCAGGAAAGCCAAAACCGGCCTGACGACCCACGAGATCGCGGCTGCTTGCGGCATCGGTTACCAGACCATCACGCCGCGCATGAAGACCCTGGTCTTCAAAAATCTGGTCTACAAGACCGAGGAGCGGCGCGTCTGGACGGGCGGGCCGGGAAGCCCCGCCACCACGCGCAAATCGATTGTCTGGCAGCTCGTGGCGCTGCGACCGAAAGCGGTGGCGGCGACAGCGGTTATCGGCGCGGAATGAAGGGGGACTTTTAGAAAAAAATCAATGTTTTTGAAAGGAGTGGCAAATGACGAATGCACAAACCGGATTAGCCATGCTAATCCGCACAACCGCAGTGGAACTTGATCCGGGGACGGACCCGCCCGTTCATCCGGCAGCGGAATTATTCCCGCTGATGGAGGGCCAAGAGCTGGCGGAACTAGCCAAGGATATCGCGGAGCACAGCTTGCTGGAACCGATCTGCCTGTACCAGGGGGCCATCCTCGATGGGAGAAATCGTCTGCAAGCCTGCCGCATGGCGGGGGCGAGCCCTCGTTACCAGGAGGTCCACCTTAACGGCAAGTCGCCTACGTTGTTCGTCGTATCCAGGAATCTCTATCGACGGCAGCTAAACCAAACCCAGCGCTCTACGATTGCCGCTGAGATGGTGCCCATACTGGAGAAGGAAGCGAAAGAGCGCCAGCGTGAAGGAGGCGTTCACGGTGGCCGTATTGCCGGATCGGGTAGACCCAATAATAGGGTTCCGGCACGCGCGCCGGAACCCTATTCTCCCAAGGAAACCAAGGAGTTCCGGGGCGAGACCCGCTATAAAGCGGGCGAAGCGACCGGCGTATCGCCGAGGACGGTGCAGAGCGCCATCTTCGTCAAAAAGAACAATCCCGAGCTTTTCGCCAAAATGCAGCGCGGTGAGATCCCCGCCAGGACAGCCGAGCGGCTCGCGCGCGCATCCGCAGCGGCGGCGGAAGCCAAAGCCGGGGGGCAGGCCGTCCCCGCTTCCGGCAAGCGCCACCAGATCCGGCAGCAGGCCGCCCGCAGGCGCATGATCGAGGTAGTCTCCCAGATCCGGGGCATGTGCCGGGGCGTGAAGGAGATGAATATCCCGCTGATTGCGGCGGCGCTCAGTCCCGAAGAGAAGCGGGCGTTTGCGGCCATTGGTCGCGAGACTTCGCTGGTGATGCGCGACTTCGCGCGCGCACTGGAGGCCCAATCATGAAAAGCCAGGACGCGAAGACCAAAGTGATTCAGATGGAGGCGCGGGCGCTGCGCATCCATCCCACGGCGCAGCGGCTTTTGGTTCCGAGGAAGCTCAAGGAACTCGCCAAGAACCTCGACCTGGACGCCATCGGCGTGCTGCATGCGGTGGAGTACGAGATCGAGGGTGTGCGGGCGATCTGGATCATTGACGGCCAGCATCGTCTCCGCACGCTGATGGATGAGGGCCTGGGCGAGTGGGTCGTGAAAGTGGAGATTCATCTCGACGTGAAGGACGATGCGCGCGCCTCCGAATTGTTCCTCGAATTGAACAACCGCGCCTCGGTGCATCCCTTCGACAAATTCGACAACGCGCGGATGGCGGGCCGCGCCGATGCGGTCGGCATCACGGAGATCGCGCGCGGCTTTGATTTACGGGTGGACCGGGCCAGCCGGGACGGCTTGCTCTGCTGCGTCTCGGTGCTCACCCGCGTTTTCAGCTTCGACGGCGACGGCTCCGCGCTGAACCTTACGCTGGAGACGCTGGTCGCGGCCTGGGGCCGCACCGCGAGCGCGATGGAAGGCAGGCTGGTCGAGGGATTGGGCATCCTCTACAAGACGTTCGATGGGACCATCGACCGCCCCGCGCTCGTGAAGAAGCTCGCCAAATATCCGGGTGGCCCCTCGGCGCTGATCGGGGATGCGCGCGGCAAACAGCGGTCGCGGCATGCCACGATTGCGCGCTGCGTGGCCGAGCAGATTATCGACGTCTACAATTCGGGGCGGAAGAGCGGCAGGTTAGATCCGCCCTAACGGAACCGGGAGGCCGGGGGGTTTTGCCGCTCCTTTAACCGGCTGACCGGATCGGGGACGGGCGGGGGTGATGCTCCGCCCGTCGGCCCCGATAATTTGGACAACGACGAGCGTGGCGCGGCTTCGATGAAATCGGCTGTAGATGGTTTTTTTGATTTATTTAACTTTTTTAGTTTATGCGAAATTCGTTATCCTTACTCCTGAGCCGCCTACTTGGCGGGCAAGGAGAAAGAGTGCCGAGACAACGACATCAGGAGCCAACCCTGGAGCAGACCGCAAAGGGCGTCTGGTTTATTCGCCCGCGTATCGATGTGATTAAGGATGGCAGGATTGAGCGCGTGCGGACCACGATTACGCTCGGGGGAGGCATGGGGAAGCGCGAGGCCACCAACCGGATGCGGGAGGAGATGCAGAAGGTGAATAAAACCGATGCTGTGGTCACTTCGCAGGTGAGGTTTTCATCCCTGCTGGAGCGCTACAAGCTGCTGCACATTCCAAAGCAGGCGAGCAGTACGCGAGGAAAATATGGGAGCCACATTAAGAACCACATCGAGCCGTTTTTTGGTGGCCTGATGCTTTGCGAGGTGGACACCGAAGTGATCCAGAAATTTTTGGATTCGCTCAAAATCAAGGGGACGGACAAACCGCTCTCGTGGGCGGCGAAGACCGATATCCGCAACATCCTCTCCTCGCTCTACACGCAGGCCAAAGTTTGGCACCTGTGGGAAGGGGAGAATCCAGTCGAAAATGCCCACGCGGGGAGAAAGAAGGCCGTGTACGAGCAGAGGAAGCTGACCGATGAGCAGACCCGGATTCTACTTGCGACTCTGCCGTACGATCTACGCATTGGCTGCTGCGTCTGCCTCTTCTGCACGTTGCGAGTGAGCGAGATGCTCGGCTTGCAGGAGAAACATATTGACCTGGATCGGGGGCTGATCCTGGTGCGGCAGCGCTACTGCCGGGGAGATCTCGATACGGTGAAGAGCGAGGCCGCGAACCGGGACGTGCCGGTGGGCTACCTCGTGGATGACCTTCGCAGGCTGATGAAGGGCGACCCCGAGCGTTACATTTTCGAGATTCAGACACTGCCCGAATGGGGGCGGAAGGAGGCTACCTCGCGCGATGACCGCGACCTTCACCAGCACTTCCTGCGACCGGCGGCGATAAGCCTTGGGTTCTACTGGAAGGGATTCGGGTTTCATGCCTTGCGGCGCGAGGCCATCACCGCCATGCAGAACGACCTCGGCATCGGGCAGGCGATGAAGATGGCGGGGCACACCACGATGGGGATGAGCGCGAAGTACACGCTACGGGAACTGGAGAAGCAGGAACTGGCGGTGCGCGCCCGCCAGGAGAAAATTATGGGGAAGGAGGCGACTGGAATCCAATGAAGATGGTGGGCTCGCGCAGACTCGAACTGCGGACCTCCTGCGTGTCAAGCAGGCGCTCTAACCAACTGAGCTACGAGCCCGATTTGTTTCTACTTCCCCGCCTCAAAATTCCGCTCGAATTGGCCAGTTATGGCCAGTGTTTTTTGCCAATCTGCTGATTCTAAAGCATTTACAAGCGCCCCAGCTTCCGTGTCAAGGTAGCTGGGGCCTTGAAAACGCTCTGTCAATTTTTTAAATTGCTGAAAACAGGCCGCTTAATTTGGCCAGTGTTTGGCCGGAAATGCCAAAAATGACTTGAATTGGCCAGTTATGGCCAGTGTTTTGGCCAGTGTTTGGCCAGCCATTTTTGATCGTTTTCGCCA